GAAGCAGTGCGACAAGGTCCGCATGGCGTAGCAGAGAATGTCACGGGAGGTGGCTTGGACGATGTTCTCCACGAGCTTCGGTCCGTAGGTCTCCAGCCGCTCCCACTTCTTTGTGCCGCCGACGCCTTCGTAGGTGATACACTCGCCGCCGAACTGGTTAGTGCCGAGCTTGGGCTTTACATAGGAAAGTCGTCTGCCGGACGGGAGCGTAATGAAAAGCATCCCGCTCTGGTAGCTGAACTTGACACCGCAGACTTCACCGTCCATGTGGTACTTCACGGCATTCATGGCTGCCCGGTCGATATCCCACCAGAACTTCACGATGTTCTGGTTCGAGTTTCGCCAAGCAGTGACCAGCGGCTGAAGCTCGTCTTCCGAAAGGCCCATCTCCAAAGCCCCCATCGCTTTGAGGGCTCCAACCGAGCCTCCATAGCCAAGGGCAAGTTCTGCGATTTTGCCTTTTTGCCGCAGGTGGCCATTCACGCCATGCTTTTCAACGGGGACTTTGAACATTTGCGATGCGGAGGCGCAGTAGATGTCGCCGCCTTTCTCAAAGACCTCCTGACGCCAGATTTCACCTGCGAACCACGCCAGCACTCTGGCCTCGATTGCCGAGAAGTCGGAGACGATGAACTTGTATCCGGGCTTCGGCACAAAAGTGGTGCGGATCAGCTGGGAAAGAGTATCCGGTACATCTTCGTAAAGAAGCTCCACGCCTTCAAAGTCGCCACAGTGAACAAGGCCACGGGCCTCGGCCAGATCAGGAAGATGGTTCTGGGGCAGGTTCTGCATCTGAATGATGCGTCCGGCCCAGCGACCGGTCCTGTTGGCACCGTAGAACTGAAACATTCCACGGGCACGACCGTCGGAGCAGACTGCCTTTTCCATCGCCTGATACTTCTTGACAGACGACTTGGCCAGTTGCTGCCGGAGAAGGAGAACCTTTTGAAGTTCAGCCGGAGCGGTCTTGAGCATTTCTGCGACTTCCTTTTTTCCAAGGGAATCCACCTCCAGCCCGTTGTCTGAAAGCCACTGCTTCATCTGCTGCACGGAGTTGGGGTTATCCAAAGCGGTCAAATTCTTCATGGCAGCGGTGAGCTCCGCACGGGAGCGGGTGTCCATAGCGATGGCCTGACGAACCAGATCCATATCGAGGGCGACACCTCTGTCGTTGATTTCTTGATCGAGGTGGTATTGCTCCCAGACCGCTTCCGGCACAGGGAACTTGGCGAGCTTTTCCTGAATGGACATTTCGACCTCGACATCACGGATGTTGTACCGCTTGAACGAGGCCCACTTATCCGGAGCATTTTCCGGCAGATTACGAGTCCGACCACCGTTGGCCTTCGTCGGCGCACAGGGCTGGCAGAAATACTTGATGAGCTCTTTGCCTTCGGTCAGCTTTTGCTTGCCGAGACCCAGCACGGCACCGACGCCTTCCAACGAAAGCGGCAAGCCCATGTAAGCGGACCAGATCATGGTGCATTTCCATGAGGCCGGATCGAGGTAGTTGCCGACGGTGTCTTCCGGGATGCTGTAGTAGGCATTATCAAAACCGCCGTGATCCCGGAGCCAGCGGGAAAGGCATATCCTCTCGAATTGAGCATTGAATGCCCACTTCGTCACATCATCGTTTGTCAGTGCAGCGATGACCTCCGGAGGGATCGTTTCGCCACATGCAAGATCGACCACCTGTACGGGGCCGCCGTCTGTGGAATACCCGAAGAGAAGAATGTCGAAATCTGTCGCCTCGGTGTATTTGTAGACGCCGCACTTGGCAAGGTCCACGCTGCTATAGGTTTCAATATCAATACTGAGTGTTTTCATATACACTGGTCCTTTCCCAAGCCTGAAAGGGGTGGCAGGATTGCTCCCACCACCCGCAGGCCGGAGATTACTTTCTGTCGAGTTCCTTCATACGGGCTTCGTGATACTCAACCTCACGAAGGGCACGGTCCTTTTCGAGCTGCTGACGCTCGGCCTCCCACGCCGCATTGCGCTTTTCACGTTTGCGGTCGTCGATGGTGTCGATGATGGACCTGACGATCCAGAATACGGCCAGAACCAGATAGAAGGACAGAAGCAGGATGCAAAGAATCGTAGTAGCATTCATGGTGCGTACCTCCTTAAGACAGGAAATCTTCATCCGCATCGGTGGAGAAGTCAGACGCTGCGCTGGCCTTGCCGCCGAGGGGTTCGCCGTCACGGATCTTCTGCAGGTTGTTAAGCCCACAAGCGATGCCCTTGTTGCCGTTGCTGTTGAAAGCGTAGAAGTTGATGCTGGCACGACCGTACACGCCGGAGTAAACCTCGGAGCGGGTCAGGATCGGATTGCAGTCAGCATCCACGATGCCGGGAGCCGTAGCGGAGTTGGCGTTGATGAAGTAGCTGTTAGCATAAGCCGGATCATCCGGACGCTCGGTGTCGCCGTCACGAAGAGGCGTCTTGATAGCGGTCAGAGGCGGTACGGTGCGACCGTTGCCCTTGAGCTTGGCCTGACCTTCCTCGTAGGCTGCCTGAATTGCCGCCTTGATCTTCTGAACAGTCACGGTGTCAGTCTTCGGAATGATGAGGCTGACGCTGAACTTCGGGGTGCCGCCGTTAATGGACTTGGCCTCCCAGACATTGGCATAGGACCAGCGGGTCTCCTTGCCGGTGATAACCTTCATGGGGTTTGCGAGTTTAGTAGAATTTGACATATTAGTTGTCCTCCTTGAAATCATCAATAATGGTTGTCATTGCCGGTCTCTTATCGCTGTCCGGCACCAGCGTGGGTTTGCCTTGAGGCTTGGTAATCAGGCCTCCAAGGATGTCGTTGAACTGTTTCTTTCCGAGAAGCGAGGTCATGGCGGTGACGCCGAGAATCTTGTGTTCGTAGGGGTCATACCCGGCAGCGGTCACGGCTGCGATGACAGCGTTCTCGTCTGTGTACTTGCGGTTGGAGCGGCCCTCGACCAGCTTATAGCCGGACCACTGTTTACCGCTGATGGCTGCCTGAAGCGCATAGTCCTTGATGTCAGAGGCCCAAGCGATCAGCTCGTCGATGCGACCGAGGATTTCTTCGACCTCTTCATCCGTGAGCAAAGGCGGCTGCCTGAACTCAAACTTGGCAAGCTCCATGTTGGCATTGGCCCTTTCCCGGCAGTCAGCCTTTGCCTTGCAGAACTGACACCATTCGCCGCAGCGGTATTCGCCGTCTCCGTTGAAGGCAAGCTCTGCAGTAGGAGCCAGAACCTGATCGGCCCATTCATAGAGCGTTTCCTTCGGAATGGTGAAGGTGCTGACGTTGGAGCGTCTGGGCTGGTAGATCGTCATGCTGACGGTGTCGATGTCGTAGATGCAATCGAACAGCTCCAGCGCACCGAGGGCGTACAGCTTCATTTGCGGATTTTCTTCAGCCTCGACCAAAACGCCTCTGCCGTGCTTGTAGTCCACGATGTGCAGCGTTCCGTCTGCGATGATGACGCAGTCACCGGTGCCGAAGCCCTCCTCGACGTACTTGGAGTAGTCGAGTCGCTGTTCAATCAAGACCACCGGGTCCGGGCAGGTCTTCTTGGCCTCCTCGACCAGTTCCATCACGAAGGCCGCATAGCCATTGGCGCATTCCTCCATTTCGGAGTTGTACCAAGAGAGGTCTTCGGTTGGGTCCTTGGCCTCCATGCCGAGTGCCGTTCTGAGTTTGAACTCACAGAGGGCGTGGGCATCGGTACCCTCGGCTGCAAAATCACTGCCCTTGTCGTCGTAGCCCTCACAGAGCCTTGCCGAAGGTGGGCAGTTGAGCCACCTGTGCGAACTCGATGCGGAGAGAAGTGCGTGATTAGCCATCGCCCAGCACCTCCGCATCGGCTACCAGAGCCTTGTAACTGGCCGGGTCCACCTCGGAGAGCTTCTTGGCACCGTACTTCAGGAGAAGGTCACGGATCTGAGCAGTGAAGCCATCACGGGACTTTTCAGCCAGAATCGCTCTGACCTCTTCGAGCGTGAGAGCCTTTTCCGGGGCAGGAGCTTCTTCCGGAGTGTCGCTGGAACCGCCGAAGGCCTCGGTCAGCCAGTTGGCGATGCCATTAATAGAAGATGCAATATCCCGTAACTCTCGGATGGTCGCTTCCATTTCGCTCATTTTGCTCATCGTTTTTCCCTCCTTCCTGAGATTGACTTGTCTGGTCGAGCTGGATCAGCTTCCTTGCCAGACGCTTTGACACTACGCTGATTGCCGTAAGCACACCGATAAGCTCTTCGTCGGTTACGGCTTTGGTGGATCTGGACTCACTCATTGGCGGTTCCTCCTTTCTGAGGACCTGTGTTGTTTTGCTGTCCTCAGTACCCACTGGAGGGAAACCTGTGTTTTGAACGAAAAAATCCGGAATAATTTTTGACCGCCGCAGAATTATTTCCACGGCGGCCACTTAGGGGTATTAGATGAAGTCCTTAAGGGCTTCACGCAGGATGGAGAACACCTTGTTCTTCTGGTAGTTGATGGTCGACTGGCGTTTGCCCATATCGGCAGCAATTTCACGCTCCGTCTTGCCCTGCATGATGAGCTCACAAATGCGTCTGCCGTCCGGGTCAAGGCGATTCAGCTCGTCGTACAAAGCGTCGAGCAGCTCTTTATCCATAAGGATGGATTCTGCCGTGGGTGCGTCATCTGCCAGAGTGTCGCCAAGAGTAAGTTCGTCATCCTCACCGCCGATTGGGGTATCGATGGAGACTTTCTTACCGGCAGCATAGAACGGGCAGCCGGGGCAAACACCGTCGCACTTCCAAAGCTGGGCCTTGGTGCAGCGGCACTCGCCGTTTTTCTGGGCATGGTAGCGGGTGTTCCAGATGGGCTGGTAATATGCCTTGTAAACTTCCTCGCTGACCTCGATGGGGTTCCCGTCGACCGGGATAAAGTACTTCTTTGCTTCGTTTGACATGAAAATTTCCTCCGTTCGATTTGCTTGGAACGGAGGAAACCTTCATGGTCAGCTGCAAAATGGGTATAGAAATCCAACCACAGTCCCGACGGAGATTTCTCCGTTCCGGTCTGCAGCTTCCTTATCCAGTAGGCAGCTGTTCGTATTAACTTGTCCCATCAGGCGGCACTGGATCATCCGTGGCCAGCGGACGTACTGCTTGAGGGCGTGAGCGTTCACTCACAGGTACTATTTTATTGAGATTTCGGATTTTCACGAGGAAGTGGGACTTCCGGTTCCGATGGCCGAAAAAGCCTGTAAAATAGGCAAAAAAAGAAGGCCCTCATGTCTCGAAAGACATAAGAGCCTTGATAAATCAGGGTTTTATACCGGAAGTGCGACTTCCGAATTATTTTTCAGGAGCAGTCATTTTGTTCCCGTTTTTAGGTAATTGCTGTGGAATTCCGGCATCCTGTAGCTTTTCGTTCCACATGAAGATGTTTTCCATGTGGTGGTGTTCTATCAGGTACCGATAAATGAGGTGCTCATCCTTGGCGGTCATAATGTTGAAACCAGCCTTGAGGATTAAATCGTATGAGAAAGCTGGTTGCAGATTCAGCCCGATGCAAAGAGCAAGTACGCTTTGTAAGGTGATGTTGGAATCCTTCTTTTTTCGATAGTCTTGAATCATGCGAGAGCTGATGCCTGTACGTTCTTCCATCTTCTCGTTGGTGTATCCACGACGTTTGATATGATAGTCAAGGGTCCCACAAAATGATGAAGGAACTTCAGCAAGGATATCTGCGACCCGCTTTGCTTCTGCTGCGATGGCAGCCATTTCACGGGCACGTTTCTGAACGTCTTCATTCTTGCCTTCTCTCGGATTGAAGCTGGCTTCGACAAAACTCTTTGAATCGGCATCTCTACAAAGAAAGCATATGCGGTAGAAGGAGTCATCGTATTGGGTACTGACTCGTGTAGTGCGGTCGAATACCAAACAGCACTCATCGACATGTTCTAAAGCGTAGTCGGTAAGGGCTGGTTCAGAATCCTCCACAATGCTTACATATTGAGGATCATTAATGACGAGCAGACCGCCAGCGTGGATAAAACGTCTCGCTGCAATATCCTCAGATAGGTCTGGGTTAAGCAGGGACTGAATTATGACATTGTTGCGGTCGATAACAAAGGTTTGACCTTTTTTAATGTGATATTACTTACTACAATACGAAATCTAATATTAAGGTTAATAAACAACAGGTTAAAGTCCCAATATGGTTTAAGAAAGATGCAGATCCGAAGTATGCTTGTTATTGCAACGAAGTTACAGAAGAACAGGTAATTGAAGCAGTTGTAAAGCTTGGCGCGAAAACCGTAAAAGAAGTAAATGCCATCACGGGAGCAATGAAAAATTCTAATTGTAAAGAAAACAATCCGTTGGGAGTATGTTGTCATAAGATTATTCAGGAAGCTATCGATAAAGGCTTAACCATGAAATGATTTGAGTTGATATGTTCCCGAGAACTATAAAATCGTTGATATGTTTCCAAATACCGTGAAAGCGCTAAAAAACAGTTGACCTGTTCCCAAGAACGCTGACATCAATAATGGCAACTCGGGCCACGTTGAGACGTGCGTACTTTTGTCCCACAAGAAATCACAAGCATCTTCACCGTCTTTATAAACAGGGAAATTAAACAAAATAGACTTTAGGGGCAGCTCAGCCTCGTCACATGGAAAAATCTCTATTTCTTTGATTAACGAAGATATTAGGGATTTTTTCTCTTCATCGCTGATTTTGTCGTACACCTTGTCGAAGTTTGCTAACAGGGTATAGATGTTTTCCAAAGTAATTGCATCCTGCTCTACGGCTTTGCGGCGCAGCAGAACATCTTCAATTTTCTCTTCAAGCTCTACGATAATGTCATATAGTCCATCAAGCCTGAGGGTCATATCATGGATTTTACGCTCTCTGAAACGAGTATCCTCAGGCAGGCTGTCGATTTCATTTTCAAGCCGAGTTTTATTCAATTCTGTCTCTTTTAGTTTGGATTCGTAATTTTTCAGCTCCCTGTTCAAGGTGGAGGTATCAATTTCTTTCCCAATCCTTGATTTAATTTCTCCTGCAAAATCCTGATTTTGAATCAGCTCTCGGATCGCTTCAATGACTAACGGCTCGATGTCGGTTTTCTTGAGCATGGTTGTATACTCGCAGGTTTTTCCTCTGGCTGCACGAGCTTTGCTGCACACATAATAATAAACCTCTTTATAGGTACCATCTTTGTTCGTCCATGCGTGCTTGTTGGTATACATTGGGCCACCGCATTTAGGACACTTTAAAATACCGCTTAACAAATGCGCTCTGTCCCGACCTATTTTGGAAGGTGACTTAACGCCTGTCAGCTCTCTTCTTTCATGTGCAGCATTCCACAGCTCTTCGCTTATAATTGCTTCATGTTGACCTTCGGCTATGATGTAATCTTCCTGCGGGACTTGCTTATATTCATTCTTACTCCCTTTTACTTTTTCACGGACACGCCTGCCATAAGAGATTTTGCCGCAGTATACAGGATTATCAATAATCATCCTGATAAAATGTGTTCCCCAGAGTGAAAGGGTGCCGTTATTTCGCTGTACTTTCTGAATACCTTGCAGGTTGAGGTAATTGGCGATTTTATGAAATCCCATATTTCCATTCAGATATTTATCAAAGATAATGCGTACAGCTTCAGCCTCATCTTCTTGAATAAAAAGCTGTTTGTCTTTGAGGAAGTAACCGTAAGGAGCAAAACCACCGTTCCAGCCGCCCTGACGAGCTTTTTCCTTTCGTCCGTTCATTGTCTGCTCGATGATATTTTCACGCTCTATTTCAGCAACGGCAGATAGAACGGAAATCAAAAGCTTTCCGCTTGTTTGCGATGAATCAATGCCTTCCTCAATACAGATTAAATTCACGCCAAAAGCTTGAATATGCTCCAAGGAGTTCAGAATATCAGCTGCATTTCTGCCAAAGCGAGACAGCTTGTACACCAATATATAATCAATCTCTAAACCATTTTCAATATCAAGCAGCATTTGCTTAAAGGCAGGTCTGCCCTCGATGGATTTACCGGCATCTTCGTAGATGTTTACAATCTCCATTTCTTCTCTATCAGCAAAACGCCTTAAGTTGCTTTTCTGCCCATCCAAGCTGAAACCATCTACTTGCATTTCAGTGCTGACACGGGGATAAAGCACACATTTTTTTCCACTCCTATTCATAATCATACCTCCAATATAATATTGGAAAATATCTATATCTCAAATACAGCCATTTACTCAACACGGTTTATTTCATCCAGCACATCGGCACCATGCTTTTCTATAATCTGCGAAAGCACCTTTATAAAATCCTGAAATGATTTTGATGTCCTTGCTGCATACAGTTCTTGAGGCAGGGCAACTTCGACCGTGGTTTCGGGTAAGCTTTTGATATTTTCCATTTACAATCACCTCCAAGTGAGGTGCTTATTTTGATTATAAGCACTTATTATCTTTTTGAGAAGTTTGTCGCTTCAGCAATAGAAGCACACCACAAATTGCACTGTGTAGAAATATGGTGTGCCTTGTCTTTATGTTCATGTGCCTTATTTGCCACGCACCCCGGCAAGGGGGATATTTTGAGCTGTCATTGGCTTGACATCATAGCCCCGCAATACTGATCAGCCTTGTCCCTTCAAGAGGCCGCAAATATCGCAGGAACTCCCCCTCAAGTCTGTGGGAGGTCGTGAGAAAGTATCATTATTCCTGATGTGTGTCGTCGCATCAACCGTGCCAATGGTTGGTCTAATGGCTGCATTTATCGCTCCGACTGTGCAATGCACTGTCATCATGGCGCTGCCCATTATGTCGCTTTGCCTTTCAGCCACATAGGATTTGTACTCAAAATACCGTATATTTAATTGTCAAAGAACAAAAAATCATATGACGCTAAACTCGTCTTACTAATCAGGACAAAAAACGGGTGAAAGTAAGGGGTGTAAAAGAAACTTTTTAAAAATATTTAAAAAATTTCTGTTCAGGGGATTGTGTAGCGGACGAATATTTAGGCACAACAAAAAACACCTGCAACTCTTGGAAAAAATGCAAGTACTTAAGGTGCTGGAATTTATCTCAAACATGAATTAAATCGTATCGATGAGCTATTTCAAGGCAAACAAGCGTTGATTTTGCTCTCGATTTTCATATAAATATTTCATAATTTTGCTGGCACGAATGTAGTATCGCCAATAAAATGTTACTTATTGTATGTTGACTCATTGTATTCAAAGTATTAAAATAAATGTTGAGGTGAATATGCGTTATGGATATTGTGAAAGTCTTTGCAAGTAATGTAAAAAAATATAGAAATAGAATAGGCATATCTCAGGAATCTTTTGCAGAGAAAGCTGGACTGCATAGAACGTATATTAGTGCCTTGGAATGCGAGAAGAGAAGTATTTCACTAGATAATGTACAAAAAATTGCGGATGCTTTAGGTGTAGAAACATATTTGTTATTTATTGAAGATAATAAAGATAATAAGGGATAATTTGAAAGGGGGTGCATGCATGAATCGGACACATTATTATAATTATATAGAAACAAAGCTTGGGGAACTTGCATATCGTATAAATATTCGTGGAAAAATAAACATACTTGATTTGAATATTCACTCTGAAACATTTTTTGCCGATTTATGCAACGTGCTATTAAACCTCCATTTGACTAATATAAATGAGCTTAGACAAAATGTTGAAAGTATAGATCTTTTGGATGATGAAAACAAAGTTATTGTTCAAGTATCTGCGACATGTACGAAGCAAAAGATTGAAGACTCTTTAAGCAAAGAGATTCTAGCTTCTTATTCAGGGTACAGGTATAAATTTATTGCTATTTCGAAAGATGCTTCAACACTAAGGGGAACAAGCTTTAAAAATCCATACAATATATTATTTGAGCCAGCAACTGATATTATTGATAATGCTTCAATACTCCGGTCTATCATCAATAAAGAAATTGTAAAACAGAAAGAAATTTATGAATTAGTCAAGAATGAACTAGGAAATGAAATTGATATAGTTAAAGTCGATACCAATTTAGCTACCATTATTAATATTTTGGCTGCTGAGAACTTATCTGAGAATATTGATTCGCCTGAAATAAACGTGTTCGAAATTGATAAGAAGATAGAGTTTAATGATTTGACTGGTGTTAAGTGTACTATTGACGACTATAAAATTTACTATCATAAAATTGATGAGAAGTACTCGGAATTTGATAAAGAAGGATCTAACAAGAGTTTTTCGGTTTGTTTATTGTAAAATAAAAATGTAGAAAGTTGCAAAGCAAAAATCCATAGTATTGCAAGTTGGAAAATGCACAATATTGCAAAAATCCATTGCGGGCAAAACTCAAGTCAATTATCCTTGTATCTGACCAAAGAACAAGGAGGAAATGGAGAATGCTCACAATGGATCAGATACATGATATCAGAAATCGTTTTTATGAGAAAGGGGAAAATATTTCCCAGATTGCGGAAGCGTTGCACCTGGATTGGCGAACGGTACGCAAATACATTGATCAGACTGATTTTAACAGCCCGCCGCCAAAGCCGGCGTTGGAGAAACAATTCTGTCCCAAACTGGATCCCTACAAGGAGATGATCGATTCCTGGCTGATTGAGGACAAATCAGCCCCACGCAAACAGCGCCATACAGCTAAACGGGTATTTCATCGCCTGCTGGCCGAAATTCCCGGTTTTGACTGCTCCTATCGGACGGTCGCCAGCTATTACGCAGTGAAACACCGGGAAATATTCAAGCAGAATAAACAGGCCTATCTGCCACTGGTACATCAACCCGGAGAAGCGCAGGTTGATTTTGGTACAGCTGAGTTTTATGAAAATGGCCAAAAACTGACTGGAAAATACCTGGAGGTCTCTTTTCCATACAGCAATAAAGGCTATCTGCAGCTGTTCTACGGGGAAAATATGGAATGCCTGCTGGAAGGGCTGGATGCCATATTCCGCCACATTGGCTGTGTGCCAAGGGAACTCTGGTTTGATAACACGAAAGTCATTGTTACCGAGATTATCCGTGGTGGCGGGCGAAAACTGACTGACAAATTCGAACGGTTCCGGGAGCATTACCATTTTAAAGCCGTCTTCATGAATCCCGGGGCCGGCCATGAAAAAGGAAACGTCGAAAACAAGGTCGGCTATCAGCGTCGCAACTTCATGGTACCGGTTCCCCGCTTTCTGTCGCTGTCGGATTATAACCGGCAGTTGCTGACAGAGTGTGAGAAAGATGCCCGGCGGAACCATTATCGCTACGATGAAACCATCGAGGAGCGGTTTCAGGCTGATCTGACGGCCTGCCACAAACTGCCCGGAATTGCGTTTGACCTCACCGGTCATCAAACCCTCAAAGCCGACAACTGGGCCAGGATTTATCTGAACAAACGACAGCATGCTTATTCGGTGGCTCCAAAGTACGCCCAGTGCCCGGTTCATCTGGTTTTAACTTCAGCGCTGGTGATTATACAAGATGAAAACTTT